CCACAAGAGCCTGTTTACACAAATTTATTTGAAATAACATTCATATTACCTACTATTTTGCAAGCGCAAGGTAGAGATCCAATTTTGATGTTACAACAAGCTAATAGCATATCTTTAGACTTAACAAAGGATATCGATATCAAAGACCAGAGATTTAAATATTCTACTAGAGCTTTCTTAACAACTCCAGATAAAACTCATATCGAATTTGATATTAAATTTAATGTCAATGTTAATGAACAAAATTCTATGGAAACTTGGAATGTTTTAAAGGCATGGTATGATTTAGTTTGGAATGCTCAAAATGGTACACTACACTATAAGAGTGATATTATTGGAACCATTATTGTTAATCAACATGATAGAAAAGGTGTTATTATTAGAAGAGTTACTTTCCAAAATGCTCAGTTAAGAGGAATTGATCCTGCAGCTTTAGCATGGGCAACTGGTGATATCTGGAGTGATGTTACAGCTAAATTTGTAGCTGACTACTGGATTGATGAGTACATTGATGGAAATTTCACAATTCAACCGCCTTTAGTACCTGGTTACTAAACTATTTTAATTTTTTATATATAATCTAATATGGATTATATTAAAGAAATTCTTTCTGAGAAAAATAAATTTAAAAGTGAAAAATGGATAAAGGAAACTTTTCCAATTTTTCACTTTTTTATTGATCAAAAATCGATAGGATCATCATGGAAAGAGAAATTATATCTACATATCAATAATTTAAATCCACCAGATTGTTATTGTGGTAAAAAAGTTGAATTTATATCCATATATAAGGGATATAGAAAATACTGCTCTAAAAAATGCTTATCAAGCGATATGAGTGTTATAGAAAAAAGAAAAAATACATCCATAATAAAATATGGATTTAATAATCCTATGAAAAGTGAATCTGTAAAGATAAAACTTAGTAATTCAATATTGGATAAATATGGTGTTGATAATATATCAAAATTAGATTCTATTAAAGAAAAGAAAGCGGAGACTTGTTTAATAAATTATGGTGTCAGGTATAATTCTCAAAGAGAGAATAGTAAACATAATTTAAGCAATTTGATGAAAAAAAAATCAAATGAACTAAATAGTAAAAAACATGAAAAACTAATATCATATCTAATTAGTAAATCAATAGAAAATGAACTTCAATTTATAGAAATTATTGATACATCAATTTATAAATTAAAATGTGAATTATTACATGAATTTGAAATACACAAAAATACTCTAAATGATAGAATAATTAATAAAAATAAGATATGTACAATTTGTAATCCAATAAAAAATGAATCCGATTCACAAAATCAGCTATTTGATTTTATAAAATCGATATATGATGGTGAGATAGTTAAAAATAATAGAGATATTATTGGACAAGAATTAGATATTTTATTACCAGAAAAAAAATTAGCCTTTGAGTTTAATGGTATATTTTGGCATAGTGATAAATTTAAAGATAAAAATTACCATTTAAATAAAACAAATTTATGTGAATCAAAAGATATTCATCTAATACATATATGGGAAGATGATTGGAGGTATAAAAGAGAGATAATAAAATCTCGAATCAATAATTTATTAGGAAAATCTGATAAAATTTGGGGTAGATTATGTAAAATAAAAATAATAGATACAAAGTCTTGTAGAGAGTTTTTAAATAAAAATCATATACAAGGATATTGCCCCTCAAAGTATAATATAGGACTTCTATATAAAAATGAATTAGTGTCTATTATGACGTTTGGAAATCTAAGAATATCCTTAGGGCAAAGAAGTAAAGATGGGTCATATGAATTATTAAGATTTTGTAATAAATTAGGTATGTCTATAGTCGGTGGTGCATCTAAAATGTTTAATTTTTTTATAAAGCAATATAACCCAGCATCAATAATAAGCTATGCAGATAGATGCTGGTCAAATGGAAATTTATATAGGAGATTGGGATTTAAAACTGAATCAATTACTAAACCAAATTATTATTATGTTATTAATGGAATTAGGAAAAATAGATTTAATTACAGAAAAGATAGATTAATTAAAGAGGGATTTGATTCTAATAAAACAGAATTTGAAATAATGAAAGAAAGAGGATATAATAAAATATATGATGTTGGTAATTATAGATTTATATACCAAGTCTAATTTAGGTAATTTATTTTAAATATATAATATATGATATATCTAAAGTTATACGAAGAACACAATTCGCCAAAATATTATGTTCAGAGCGTTGAAGGGACAAAAGAATTAAAACAAATAAAGCTTAAAATATTAGATTCAATGAATCCTCCTATGGCGGATATATGGATTAAATTCGACGACTATATGCTGCCATTAATAGATAGATATGGAGAAGATATAATAGAATATGATTCTATTGATTTATGCGTCTCTATTCCTGGTAAATATACTATAGCCACAGAGCAAAATTATAATTATTATAGAGGTGATAAAACACTCCTACAAAGGGATGAGAATAACCTTAAAATTCACGATAGGGATTCATTTTATCCAGGATATTATAAAAAGGGAGATGTGGTTAATAGGTTATCAATTTATGGGAGTTCCTTTGATCAAGAATTTTTTGACTATTATAAAAGTAGAAATGGAAAATTGACCCCATTTTATCATGTTTTAATACTAGCTAATGCTAGTTATTTAAAGGATATAACCGATGAAAAATACCAAGAATTGGTACTAAATATTAAAGAAGTTACTAAGAGTGCTATTAAAAGGTTGGGTGGGAAAATATTAGAGGTAGAGCAATATAAGTCTCTAGGAAATGATAATTGGGAAAAAACAACTATTGATAATGTTAAATATCCTAGAATATCAGTTTCATTTAAAATTTAATGTGTCTTTTTTAATAAAAGTATTTTAACACAGTTTAAATCTCCATATTTTCTTATTTCAAAGGTTATTTTATGGTTGATTCTATCTTCAATTGTTTTTCTTATTTTCTTAATGGACTCTACTATACGGTTAGCTAATTCCCAGGTTAGATTTTTTATGATAATATTATCTTCCCATGTTGTTTGTGTTACATGTGGGCTGTCATATTTATCTATTATTTGTATTTCCCAGGACATTCCATCAGTTTTAGATCTACTATATGGAATCCCATATTCATCAAACATTTCTTGTAAGCAATCAGAAATGCTATCCCATAATTCAATATTTGACATTTTTTCGGCAAATGTTATATCATTTATATATTCATTTCCTTTTGCAGGTGACATTTTTCTTTGAGATTCATTAAAATTTTTTAGATATTTCATATATTATATATAAATTTTTTATTTGATAAATATCCATTTTTTATTTCCAGCATTATATATTCGATAATATCCTAATTCCGACATAATTTCTTCTTCTGTTTTACGATCATCATATCCTAGCTTAATGAGTTTTTGTTTTCTCCAATTGAATCTATGTTCTCTTATTCCATCAACTACATACCAATATCCCGGCTTTGATGTATGTGAGTATTTGAATCCCAATTTTCTATAGAGTGATCCATCAGATATTAGATTATCAGAATAGGTATCTATTTGTATCGGTGAATATTTTTTTATAAAATATTTTAATAATTTTGATGATCCACCTACTACATTTGTATTTAATACATTACAAAATCTAGTTAATTCATAGTGATCTTTTCTATCTCTGATTTTTTTGTTCCTTTGTAATGGGAGTCTTAACATTGAGAATGTCATTAAGCTAACCAATTTATTATTATTAAATAATCCTAATCTTATGGATGATTTACAATCTTTTTGAAAATGATTATTGTCTAAAAAAATCTTTGAATCTTTGTATGATACTTCCTTCACTTCACATTTTCTTGCATATATTTTGATTTTTGTCCTTAATAGTTTATTTAGAATGAATGATTCACATATTTCTCTGTTTATAATCCAATCATCTTCCCATATATGTATTAGATGAATATCTTTTGATTCACATAAATTTGTTTTATTTAAATGGTAATTTTTATCTTTGAATTTATTTGAATGCCACCAAATTCCATTAAACTCAAATCCTATCTTTAATTGTGGTAGATAAATATCCAATTCATATGTGCCTATTATATCCTTATTTTTATAATTTAAAATAACTTCCCCATCATAATTATTCATAATGAAATTATATAATTCTATTTGTGATATAGATGAATTTTCTGATATGGGAAAACAATTAGTACATATGCTAATTTTATTATTAATTCTATAGTAGAATTGATATGGCAATATTTCAAAATCTTTATTACATGTCGAGCAATTAAATATTAGAGATGTTGTTATTCCTTTTTGAAATTTTAAAAATTTAAATTTTACTTTATCAATTTTATTTTCTATCCTTAGTTTATAAGAATTATAAAATGAATTTATTGTTTTTTGATGAATTTCTTTATTCATCCAAGGGTGCTCAACCCCATATTTGTCCATCGATGTTTTTTTATATGATTCTTTATAATTACTTAATTTAAATGATTCAACCCTTTTAGATAATAGATCTTTTGATTTGCATGGATTATCAACGCCATGATTTTTAAGTAGAGTTTTTTTAGATTTCTCTTGAATCTCCGAAAGACACATTGGTGAGTTATACCCATATCTTTTAAGATTTGTCTTGATTATTTTATCTTTAATATCTTGAGATTGAGATGGTGATTTTGTTCCAAATTTTTTTAATGAATTTTCTTCTTTTAGCTTTATTATTTTTGGATCGGATGATATACATTTAATTGAGCAATATTCTCTATATCCAAGACTTGAATTTATGAATTTGACATTTTTATTACAATTTATATTTTTACATCTTGGAACTACGGTTAAGTTATTTATTGATAAATAAACTTTTTCTTTAAATGGTATATCGAGTAGATTATTATTATTCGCATAGTTTATTATATAATCGTACTCAGTTTTATAATTCTTTATTAAAAAGGATTCCTTATACATTTTACCTGATGGATCTGGATAGTTAAATATTTGTAAATTCATAAATACATATTGTTTTAGATATATATTAAATATTCCTAATTAGTTTATAAAAAAAGTCGTGTAAATATTTACACGACTTTATATTTAATGGTATTTAAATTATCCATTTATGAATCCACCGCTTTGAATAGCTCCTGTTCTAAGGATTGTAACATTATTGACAATGATTCCCATACCCTTAATTGGTTCAACATATGTGTCCAAAACTCCAATTTGATTATCAATGATGTCTGGTGTGTTATTCTCATCATCACATTTGTTAAAGTAATTATATAAACCATTTTTATTTACATATTGTTCACAAATAACATCAGCTCTTAATTTAATTTCTGCTCTTACATCTGGTGTATTAAATTTCCATTGGAAATCTAACAACATTCTGCTAAGCTCTCTTTCAAGTTCAACTAATACTTCTCTAACGTGTAGATAAGAGAGAGCTGACCTATAAAGAGTTTGAGCTGTGTTTTCTGTTTCAATAACAAATCCTCTGTTACGTTTGTAAACGATTGGATTCATTTGAGCTTGGTTGAAATTTTCTATATCAAGTAGAGAAAAATCCATTTCAACATTGTCAAATCCAGTTACTTTACCATTTGTAACACCCGCAGCTATTGTCCACGGAACAATTGATGTAATATTTGAGTTGTGTTTCTTCAAATATGTTGTAGCTGCGAACATAGCTGGTGGTAAATCAAGTGGTCTACCATTATCACTTACTTTTAAGTAAGGTAAGAAATATCCAACACAAGTTGTTCCTCTACCTTCACCGAAAGAGTAATAGAATATAGGATTATTTTCAGAATCAGCTCCTTTAGCTATAAAGCTTGAATCTAATACACCTTCAGAATTTGTAAATGATGGATTTCCAGAATTTTTAAATTGCTTCATTGAAGGCATATTTATGAATCCTACACAATCTAATCGACTACCGCAGATATCTACCAATTGTTGCTTAGATTTCTCAATTAATCCTAATCCAAATGAATCGACAACATATCTAAAGTCTATAGCTTCCTTGTTTGTTAAAGCGTTAAACATTGGTGTTCCAGCGGCTACTAAATTTAAAATTTCTGTTTGCCTGTCTTCTGTTCCATCTGGCATTGAAGCTTGTCTAACTCTAAATCCAGATAATGTTATTGCTTTATAAGTTGAAGCATAATCCTCAATTGTTGTGTATCTAGTTGTTTGCCAATCAGGATTTGATAGTGTTCCTAAATTATATGTTGCAATTCTAGCATCACAAGATATTTCAACTAATGTTGTGTCTGACGGATAGAATTTTTTACTTAAAATTCTAGTTAATTTCCTAGGAACTTCTCCTGTTCTTAAAGCTGATGTATCAACATAAGCTTCCAAGAAATCTCCTATTTGAACTTCTGTATATCTTGAAGCATTAACTAATACTTTATTATATGATGGTACATATCCAGTTGGATAAACTATCTCTAATGATTGTTTGTAATTAAGCTTATTTGAGAATACATCGAATCCTGTTTCATCATTTGATACCTCATCGATTGTTGGATCAGTTAATGGTAATGAATCGCCTACCGAATCAACAAATTCAAC